GTCATTGCGTATCGGTATCCAACAAGAAAAGATTGAGCTTCTAGAATCAATCATCAAATCCCTGACGGGCCGTGGCTTTAATATCAAGGCTGCCATCGAATGGGAGAAATTCAAAGTTGGTATTTAATGAGTGATGTCCACCTAAAATACATCAATAGCGTACACATCAAGGTATGTGCAGATCCGTCGACCATCATGGAGTTGTCGGATCAATTAACATTCTATGCCGATAACTATAAGTGGCATCCTAAGTATAAGGCAAGGATGTGGGATGGAAAGATCCGTCTTCTAAACAACCTGTCTGCCACTGTTTATGGTGGACTGGCACAGAGAATCAAGAAGTTTTGTGATGCTCGTGGATACACACTTACTTTTGATAATGAACTGGTCTATGATAGCGTATCTGAGTATGAACTAACTGAGTTCATCAAGACTCTGAATATCCCAGAGAAATACCAAATTCGTGATTATCAGTTCAAGGCGATTCTTAAATGTATCCGTTCAGGACGTAGAACACTTGTAAGTCCTACATCCTCGGGTAAGTCTCTCATGATCTATATCATCATGAGATGGTATCAACAACACAAAGGCCTGATTATCGTTCCTACGATTGGTCTGGTCGGACAGATGGAAAGTGACTTTAGAGATTATGGATACTTGGGTGATATACACGTCAGCACTGGTGGCCTTAGTAAGTCTAATGATATCCCTGCTGAACTTGTTATTACTACTTGGCAATCGCTCAACAATGGCAAAAACAAGATGCCAAAGCAATGGTACACCCAATTCGGGTGCGTGTTTGGAGATGAAGCTCACGGATGCAAGGCAACGAGCCTCGTACAAATCCTATCTAGTCTCGAAACCTGTAAATTCCGTTTCGGATGTACAGGAACGCTGGACGGCCATGCACTCAATGAAGCAACCATCGAAGGACTCTTCGGTCCCCAACACAGATCCACAACAACCGTCCAATTAATGGAGGATGGCCATGTAGCCAAACTTAAGATTAAGTGCATAGTACTTAAATACCCAGACGAAACCAAAAAACAATTTCACGTAACTGTTAACAAAAAGAAAAAAACTTATCAGGAAGAGATTGATTATTTGGTAAATAATGAGAAGCGTAATAAGTTCATTAAAAATTTGACGCTTTCTCTTTCAGGAAACAAACTAGTATTTTTTAGGATAGTCGATCATGGTAAAATTCTTAACACCCTTATTAGCGCTGAGTCTAGTCACAATGTCTTCTACATCGATGGCAAAGTCACCGGAACGGAACGTGAAGAAATCCGAAAAGCCATTGAAGTTGAAAGTAACGCCACACTTATTGCGTCTCTTGGAACGACCTCAACCGGTGTCTCGATAAACAAATTACACCATATGATTGCAGCATCTCCTTCTAAGTCTAAGATTAAGGTGCTGCAATCTATTGGTCGTATGTTGCGTATGCACGAAGAAAAAGAAGAGGCAGTTCTCTACGATATTGTAGATGATTTGTCGTATAAGTCACAGGCCAATTTTACTCTGAACCACTTCCTGGAACGTTGTAAGATCTATGACACCGAGAAGTTTGAATATGAAATTTACAACGTGAGGTTATAATGGTTAGAATTTATACATTAATCAATGGTGAACAGATCATTGGAATGGTGGAAAAGTTTTCCAATTTTTGCAAGATCACCAATCCGTATTATATTATGGAATCAGAAGATCAATACGGTAATAGTGGCATGAAGCTAATAAATGTATGTACATTTTCTAAACAACAGTGTATCATAGTAAATGATACGCACATTGTGTTCTCTACTAGTGCTAATGATAAAATGACTGAGTACTATCAGAAGCTAGTCGCTGCTCATAACAATAAAGACACTTCTACAATGATAGAAGATGCCATTAAAGATATGGAAAGCATGGAAGATAAAATGCGTGAGATCATTTCAAATAGACTCGTAGGCGGGTCAACGATCAACTAAGGATATACCATGAAAGAACCAGTGCCAACACCGGCCAAAAAGAAAAAGCCGACTAACTACATCGATAATAAGAAGTTCTACACTGAGATGGTGATATATCGTCGTCAGTGTGAAGAAGCAACAGCCAATGGTGAGCCACGGCCAGTTGTATCTCGTTATGTCGGTGAGTGTATTATGATGATTGCCACCCGCTTGGCGACGCGCCCCAACTTCATCGGTTACTCTTACAAAGATGAAATGATCTCTGACGGCATTGAGAACTGTCTGGCATATATCCACAACTTCAATCCTGATAAGTCTACGAACCCGTTTGCATACTTTACCCAGATCATCTACTATGCATTCCTTCGTAGAATCCAGAAAGAAAAGAAACAGCTGTACATCAAACACAAGAGCTTCGAGAACAGCATGATTATGAACACATTGGTTGATATGGCTCCTGAAGACCGGTCACACTACTCTGCAGCATTCATAAATGTATCAGAGAAACTTGGCGAACTGGTTGAGAAGTTTGAAGCCAAGAATCCAGTAGCACCTAAGGCCAAGAAAGGCATAGAGAAATTTATCGAGGACGATGAAAATGAAGTCTAATATACCATCATTGATCGAGCAGATTAGAGAGAACATGCTCGACCCAAATACATCATCTCATATCAGATATAATTACAGTCAGACTATGTTGAATATTAAAGAATATGCCGAGATGGCATTGAAAGAATATGATAAGCAACATGCTGGCCGGGACAATGTTATTCGTAAAAGAGGCTGGTAAATGAAAATTGCGTTAATTACTGATACTCACTGGGGTGCACGTGGCGATAGTCCTGCATTCGCTGAATATTTTAATAGGTTTTATTATGAACACTTCTTTCCTTACCTTGCTGCTAATGGCATTAGTCGTATTTTTCATCTGGGCGATATCGTTGATCGTCGAAAGTACATTAACTTTGTCACCGCAAGACACCTCCGCAAATTCGTCGAGCACTGTGATTCTTCCGGAATCAGACTAGACGTCATTATTGGCAACCACGACACTTCGTTCAAGAACACGAATGAAGTGAACTCTATGAGGGAGCTCTTTGAGCATTCAACTTATGATATTCATTACTATTCTGATGCTGATGTTGTTGATGTTGATGGTACCGACATCGCCGTCCTCCCGTGGATCTGTTCAGGCAACTACGAAGAGTCGATGCAATTTATCAACAACACTAACGCGCAGATCCTTTTTGGGCATCTCGAGCTTGCCGGCTTCGAAATGTACAAAGGAGCAATAAATGACCACGGATTTAGCGCTAGCCTTTTTGATAAGTTTGATGTCGTGTGCAGTGGGCATTTCCATCATAAGTCCACGCGAGGTAATATCAATTATCTCGGCGCACCCTACGAAATGTCTTGGTCTGACTATAATGATCCAAGGGGCTTTCATGTATTTGACACAGATACCCGTGAGCTGACATACATTCGCAATCCTCTGACCATGTTCAACAAGATCCACTACCACGATCAAGATAAAACTCTTGATGATATTATGGCTGTTGACTTCGATCACTACAAAGGATCTTATGTCAAGCTGATCGTCCACACCAAGACCAATCCTTACTGGTTTGACATGTTCGTCGATAAGATCGAGAAGGCTGGTGTCCTGGATCTTCAGGTTGTAGATGATAACCTGAATCTTCAGTTGGAAGATGACGGAGATATTGTCAGCGAGGCCGAGGATACACTCACTGTCCTGAACAAGGTGGTTGAACAGGTAGATTCGCGTGTCGACAAAAAAGTGTTGTACAATTTCCTTAGTACGCTGTATAATGAAGCATTGAGTGTGGAGTAATACATGATTTTATTCAAGACTATCCGGTGGCAGAACATGCTGTCGACCGGCAACCAGTTCACAGAGGTGGCACTGGATCGCAGCAAATCAACTTTAATTGTCGGGGAGAACGGGGCTGGTAAGTCTACGATCCTTGACGCACTATCGTTTGCTCTGTATGGTAAGCCGTTCCGTAACATTAACAAGCCACAACTAGTCAATTCTATGACACAGAAGAATTTAGTCGTAGAATGCGAGTTTATGGTAGGTTCTAAGCATTTCTGTGTAAAACGCGGCATTAAACCTCAAATCTTCGAAATCTATCAAAATGGCGAAATGATAAATCAAAATTCATCCGCCCGTGATTATCAAGAGTACCTTGAGAAGAGTATTTTGAAATTAAGTTTCAAGAGTTTTGGCCAAATTGTCATCTTGGGCAGTGCCAATTATCTTCCGTTCATGCAATTGCCGGCACATGCTCGCCGTGAGGTCATCGAGGATCTTCTGGATATTCAGATCTTTACTACGATGAACAACCTGCTTAAAGAAAAGATTGCTACAAATAAGGCAGCAATCTCCGATGCTGACTACCAGATCAACCTAATCGATAATAAGATTGAGTTGACTAACAAGCATATCAATTCTCTTAAGACGAATAACGATCATCTCATCAAGCAAAAGCAAGAGTTGATTGACGAACTCATGGGTGAGATTTTGCTGACAGAAATGGCATTGACTCGTGAGAACAATAATCTTGATGGCAGGTTGAGTCTGATTGCTGATAGTGAGAAGGTAAACTCTAAGCGTACCAAGCTAATTGAACTTGAGAGTCAGCTTGAGACCAAGATCCGTAGCCTCAAGAAGGAAATCACATTTTATCACGATAATGATAGCTGCCCTACTTGTCGTCAGGGTATCGATCATGACTTCAAGAATGAAACCATCAGTGAACGTGAAGTAAAGCAGAACGAAGTCACTGACGCATTATCAAAGATTGAGACAGAGATTAATGCTATCAATGATCGTGTTAACGAAATCACTGAAATCAACAAAGAGATTACTGCTATCAATACCAAGATCAGTGAACTTAACTCTGATATCCGTTCGTGGAACAATAGCATTCGCACTATTCAAACAGAGATTGATGGACTTGAGAAGAACACGGCAGTTATTGATGAGAGCCGTGATGATCTAGATCTTCTTAATTCTCAGTTGGGTATTCAACAGAAGCACAAGGAAGATCTTGCTAACGAACGGTCAGTGATTGAAGTTGCTGGTGTTTTGCTCAAAGACTCTGGTATCAAGACACGGATCATCAAGCAGTATGTTCCAATCATGAACAAACTGATTAATAAGTACCTAGCTGCTATGGACTTCTTCGTACAGTTTGACTTGGATGAAAACTTTAATGAAACTATACGATCGCGTTACAGAGACGATTTCAGCTATGCCTCTTTCTCCGAGGGAGAAAAAATGCGCATTGATCTTAGCCTTATGTTTACCTGGAGGGCTATTGCTAAGCTCCGCAATAGTGCTTCGACCAACCTTCTCATCATGGATGAAGTCTTCGACTCGTCGCTTGATGTCGGCGGTACGGAAGAGTTCCTCAAAATCCTTGAAGGACTGACAGGTGACACAAACACATTTGTTATCAGTCACAAGGGCGATCAACTCTATGACAAGTTCCATAGCGTAGTCAAGTTTGAGAAGCACGCCAACTTTAGTAGGATCGCAGCATGAACCAATGGATCGAAGAGAAAGACGGCAAGCAATACTGGTATCAGCAGTATTCAAAAGCTGAAATGGAACTGCTGAAAAAGTATCGTGTGGCAATTAGTAGAATGACAAAACTTAATTTTGATAGGATTATAAAATGATTAAAGACATATTCCATCATACAGCAAATATCCTCCGTGAAGAGATGCCGGCATTTGACTTTAGTAATCCTGTCATGGATCCGCTGCAACTGTATACAGATCTTGCTGAGACAATGCGTGAGAACAATGGCATGGGGTTGTCTGCCAATCAGATAGGAGTACGCACACGGGCATTTGTGATGAGGGCCGAGGAGATTATTGGTGTCTTCAACCCTCGTGTTGTAGATGAATCATCCGAGACGGTTACACTCGAAGAAGGTTGCCTTTCGTATCCTAATCTTTTCGTAAAGATCAAGAGACCGAAGAGCATCAAGGTACGGTTCACTACGCCAGCTGGCGAGACGTCTACCAAGACATTCACTGGTATGACCGCCCGTGTGTTTCTACATGAGCTAGATCATCTAGACGGAGTCGTATACACTTCTCGTGCAAATCGATATCATCTCGATCAGGCTAAGAAACTTGTAAAGAAGCTGAAGAATCGACAACTAAGTTCTTTGCCGTTGCTGAGTGACGAGGCACAAATTTTTATGGATGCACTACAATAATGGTGTACATTAATGCATAACTGTGGTAGATTAAGAATATCAACAAGGAGAATATTATGAGTGAAGATTGGGTACGTGACATTTCCGGTATGCACCGGTATTATGGTGTCAATGAAAAGGTTGTGGATTTTGACAAGGATAAGCTTAAGCAGTTCCTTAACTTCCGCATGTCGTTCCTTGACGAGGAACTAACCGAGACTAAGAATGCTGTGCGCAAGAATGATGCCGAGGAGATCGTTGATGGTCTGATCGACCTGTGTGTTGTTGCCATCGGCACTCTTGATGCAATGGGTATTGATTCATATGAGGCATGGAACAAGGTTCTCCGTGCTAACCTTCAAAAGGAGGTCGGTGTAAAACCTGAACGGCCGAATCCACTTGGATTGCCGGACCTTATCAAACCTGCTGGATGGAAAGCACCATCACATGCTAATAATCATGGTTTGTTATCAAAACTAAAATAACTGTGTACAATTAATTGAAATCGCTGTAAGGTGGGTTATACCAACCTGAAAGGCAAATATATCATGGCATATTACGAAAAGAAAAATAGTGACCTGCGTCTAAAACTCATGTCACAGCTTGTCGTAGAAAATCATCCTATCTATTCAGAATCTCCATTTCGGGAAGTTGTGCTAGAACGGCCGGCTGATTTTAATATGGAACATCTAGTAGAACAAATGATGGCTCTCAACTCAAACAATGCATACGTGTTTGTTGATGGTGTCCATCATGATAATAGTGATATGTCGGATACAAAAACCGGAACTTTACATGCAAATAGCAAACAAAGTATTGCTGAGATTAGCAACGTCAGATCTAGTTTTGGTGTATTAAAAAGCGGTGCAATCCGTGCTGTGGTTCTAAACCCGATTCTTAATAAGTTTCATTTCTTATTCATACCAACTGATGCTATAAACAAACTTATGCATACCAAAAAAGGAACGCCTACTAAGAGTCGTTCTATATGGCTTAGTTACAATAAGAAAAAAAATATGTTTACAAAATTAGAAAAGTATGGTATTGTAGAATTTCAAACGTTTAAAGAATTGGCAATGGAAATATAAATTATGATTGAACGTGAATTATCCGATCACTGCCGTGATCTTGTAGAATCGATTGGAACCAGAGAAACATCTCCAACATTTATTACTGAACGTAATATTAAAACAGATGAATTTCGTGATTCTGATAATAGAAGAAAATTTGCAGCAAAGAAAGAGCGAAGTGAAGAAAAAAGACTTGCTGATGCTGATTGCATTCTATTAGAAACAATCCTTGTAGAAGAAGGCAAGGTTCTTGCACCTTATCATAAGCTTCATGACTTTGGTGTCGATACATATAGAATAGATAATAAAGATTTACAAGGTCCTTATTATTATCCAAAAATGGCTAACATCAAATGGATGAAAGATGGCATCGAATCTGGTGATTTAACACATTTTATGTTTACTAGAATGTATCGTCCAATTGAAGGCAAACCGCTTGAATCTGGTGATAAGGTTAAATTTGATTTCCTCAAGTTAATTAATGCAAAGTTTGTACTTGATAATCTTGAAGATTATAGAAAAAAAGATGGATCAATTGTTAAAAGGTTTCGTGTACTATGACTAATGAACGTGAATCAGTAAAAGTCCTGCAAGAGTGTATCGACCTGCAAATCCGCAAGTCGCAGGACTATCAGAACCCTAACTCGAACGTAGTGCAAGCAATGCACTATCGCCGTGGCGTTGACTCTATCCATGACACAATGCATGGCAAGATGCTTCGTGCTCAGTCTCTTCTTGAGTCTGGCTCTGCAGCCAACTTCGAGTCCCTCGAAGATACATACAAAGACTTGATTAACTATGCTAGCTTTGCTGTCTCGTACATCCGTGGCAAGATGGAAGGCCAAGATCCTAATCGTGATTATCTCAACCGTCCTAAGATTGACGGCAGCAAAATCGGTGGGAACGCAAAGTAATGCTAAAGGTTGAACATATCCGTGAACACTTCATCGAAGAGTTGAAGTATGGTAGATTTGTAACCGACAAGACCGGTGTCAAGACCATCGAAATGATCGGCGCTACCTTCGAGGCTAACCATCCTACCATCTTCGGTGATGTCAATGATGACTACATTCAGCGTGAGCTTGACTGGTACAAGTCGATGTCGTTGTATGTCGATGACATTCCTGGCATTACTCCGGCTATCTGGAAACAAGTTGCCGATCGTGCTGGTAAGATAAACTCGAACTATGGATGGGCTATCTACCACAAAGATAACTATCTGCAATATGCTAATGTTCTGAATGAACTAACGTTTTCTCCGAATAGCCGTCGTGCTGTCATGATTTATACTCGCCCTTCAATGTGGAATGATTATAACAAAGACGGCATGTCAGACTTCATGTGTACCAATACCGTGCAGTATATGATTCGTGACGAGCAGCTTGTTGCAATCGTTCAGATGCGTTCTAACGATGTTGTCTTCGGTTATCGTAACGATTATGCATGGCAGAAGTATGTTGCTGATCGTATGACAGAAGATCTGAAGCTTACTAGAGAGCCAAAGATTATCTGGCATGTCGGCAACCTTCATGTGTACGAACGTCATTTTGATAAGGTAAAGTAATGAACAAGTGGTCGCGCCGTTATTTAGATGTTGCTAAGGAAGTTGCAACGTGGTCTAAAGATCCGTCTAAAAAGATTGGTGCTATTGCCGTAGGTGACAAGGGCCAGATCCTAAGTCAAGGCTACAACGGCTTTCCTCGTGGTGTCAAGGATACTGACAATCGATATAATGTCCGCGAGGAGAAGTATAAGTATGTGGTGCACGGCGAAATGAACTGCATCTATAATGCATGTAATTCTGGCGTATCACTTAACGGCGCGACACTGTATGTTACTGGACTGCCTGTGTGTTCTGAGTGTGCCAAAGGTATCATTCAGGTTGGTATCAGCAAGGTTGTTATGGAATATCCTAAGGATATCCCAGATAACTGGAAGGAATCAATGATATTGACACAGCAGATGTTCCTGGAAGCCGGTGTTGTTTGTACGACTCATGAGGAATAATAATGGAAATCACACAATATTATGATGAATATCTTCGGTACTTTGAACTGGCCAAAGACCAACAAGCCAAATGTAATCTAGGCACGATTCCATATAAAGAGTCGGCCATGGCCGATGACCTTCTTGAAAACGTAGAACTCTATGATGTCGTCGAACGAAAGTTCGCCGGCTTTTCTCAGATTGTCAATGATGTGTTTTATGGATGGACTGACAAGCATCCTTACTTCCATAAGATGGAACAAGGCTTCCACACACGGGAACGTGGGTACATCGCCCGTGACTGGACGGGCAAACATGCTGACTTCAGTCTGCCTGAATGGTTGTACATCTTTATCCTTCATCGTGTTACCGGCTCTGGCATCAACTACTCTAAGAAGCCATCGGGTTATCACAATACTCTCCTTCCTCACTTGTACGAATGCATGTCGATCGAGGACATGGTTCGTCGGGTAAACGTTCATCCGTATCCGTTCTATACGTCGGTCGGTTATCAGTTCCCTGCATTCCCTAAGGTTCCGGCTGGTGCAAACTACAAGAAGGGTGGAGACTATTACCTGTCTGAATACGCACCGCGTCTTGCCAGAGAACTTGCCGAATGGCTTGAGCAAAGCAATGCTAAGAGAGATCTTCGTGAGATTGGTGACTGGATGTTAGCATGGAATGTTGCGAATGGTCTCCGTCAATACAAGTTCCAATACGCAGCGGTTGTTGCCGACATTGCTGACTGGTATCCAGAGTATTGCAATCTTGATAGCCCATTCTATTATGGCACGAATGCAGTTGAGTGCATCTCATATCTGGCCAACAACACAGGCAGAATGAAACAAGAACTATTCCTTGATAAAGTGATGGAGAAGATTTATGCAGATACAGGTGCGTACCCCTACAATGCAGAAGATGTATGTTGCGACTTTATCAGATGGGTCGAGAACTATGTTAAGCCAGGATCAGACTATGACCATCTCTGTTTCGACTCCGTCTGGTCTTCCTGCAAAATTAAGGATCACCCGTATGGGCGCCAACGTGCGATGTTGGATCTCGGACTCGTCAACACCTTTAATACTATGACGTCACATCCATCTGATGATACTATTATCAAGGCGGCTGGAATATCAGTTGAGCAATATAAAGAAATGGTAAGGGCGCTATGAGTCATGACAAACACGTAACCGATGGATACAACCAGGATGTTGGTTATCGTAGTTGGGAAGAGGCCAAGGACTACTATCTGAACCTTGCTACTACATGGACAGATCCATATCCAGATCCTGTTGTAACTGTACATGATGGTGTGCGCTGTGTTCGTGACGATCTTATCACAGGAACAAAGGTTCGTGGTGGTGACTGTCTAATGTCAAGGATTAATCAGTCAACTATCGTGTATGTGCAACCACGTACCGGTCTTGCTGGTGTCTCTATCCTTGATGTGGCAAAGCGACACAACAAGAAGGTAAAGTTGTTCATGCCTTCTGCAAAAACAATCTCACACCATCAGGCATGTTGCATCGAACGTGGTGCAGAGGCATCGTTCCATCGTATTGCTGCGATGCCTAACCTGAACAAGATCGCCAAGGACTGGGCAGATTCTCAAGAGGATGCTTTCTTCGTACCGCTTGGTCTGAAGCACGAACTGGTTACGGCTGGTATCGTCAAGGCTGCATCAAAGATCGAAGCACCTGATGAAGTTTATGTTGCCATCTCGACCGGTGTTCTTTCAAGAGCAATGCAGATTGCATGGCCGAATGCCAAGTTCCACTCGGTTGCAGTATCACGTAACCTTAAGGCTGGCGAACTTGGTCGTGCCGATGTTATCTCCGAGCCGATGGCTTTCCAACAAAGTGAAAAGCCAGAGAACCTACCACCATTTCCGTGCATAGATACATATGATGGCAAGGTATGGAAGTACATTCCCAAGAATACCGGCCGCAACATCTTGTTCTGGAATGTTGGTGCTGAACCGGTCCTTAACGATCCTACGATCTATGACCGCGTAAATAGTTACCGTGATTGGCCAAAAAAAGATGTACAATTTGCCACACTTGATGTATAGTGAATAATATGAAAACGCTTGTAACCTCACCATTTACCCATGTCTCCTCTAACATTCATTCACATCGTGCTGCTCAGGCTGCGATCTATGCAAACCAATTGGAGGAGACTGGATATGAAGTACATCTAGACCGTACAGGCAATATCCATCCTGACTTACATTCTTTTGATGAGATCTTCGTCTACCACGGCAATGACTGGGGTGGATCTCTTAACCTATTCGGTGGAATGAAGAACTACGGTAACATCGATAACCTAATCCGATATTCGCGATTTGTAGGAACGGTCTTTTCTCTATGGATCGATCATCCTAAGTATTCTGAGATGCTTGAGCCACGTATGAAGGGTGACATCCACCCAGACTGGCATAAAGTTGATTGGGAAAACCTGAAGCGTATCGAGCAGACTGCAATTACTGTCACTGAAATCAAGCGCACAAATCGTGTGGTTACAGGCGACAGCCATGCTATCTGTATGTACCGTCCTGATTGGTTCGTCAACTCAGTTCCTTTCAAGACTCTACATGGTGCACTGAAGCAAGGTCTACAGTCCTTCATCCAACCTCACCACGAGATTGCAGAGTTCTACTTCGGTAACATCGACGTACGTCACCATCTGATGCGGCAGTCTAATCCTGAAGAAGCCACTCGCGATCTTGTCAAAAGATACTATGAGCAACTACGTAACCTTGATCTTGCCAAGGTATCTGTATACGAGTTGCTTCCTATCGAGAATGAGTCTCGTGCACTTCCCAAGACTGGTTACTATAAAGGCACACCGTTTTGTGGCGACTGGGCATCGCGTGAGACACTCCGTCTAATCTTCAAGGATGAGATGAAGAAGCAATGCGCACAAGGCAGCGTCAACTTCATCGAATGGGTCGACTATCTAAAGAATGATAAGGGCGAACTTGACTTTGAGCATATGGAAAAGCCGAAGTCTGTCCACTTATCCCGTAATTCATATCCACACTGGCAAGGTCGTAAATGGAGCGGCCTTGCTGAAAATAAACCTGCAACTCTTGAGGACTTTTTTGCATAATGAAAAAAATTGAGTATAAATACAATGAAGGCGAATCACTCAAAGAAATTCAGTCTTACGTCGATGCTACGTACGAACAGCATTATTCCCGAAATAAATTTCAAGCAACAGAATTCATCATTGATGCCGGTCATGGGACTGGTTTCAATATCGGGAATATGATGAAGTATACGCAACGATATGGTCGCAAAGGCGATCCTGCCGAATGGCGGAAGGACCTTCTTAAGGTTATCCACTATGCAATTATGCAACTCCATGTACATGATACAGAAAATAAGGATTAATTATGGGAATTGAAATTAACGTACCAATCGAGAAACTTCGTGAACGGAAGTTATTCGTTGCAGCTCCAATGTACGGCGGTCAATGTGCCGGTATGTTTGCTCGGTCAATTGCTGATCTCTCGGCACTATGCACACACTATGGCATTCAGGTAAGATTCTACTTCCTGTTTAACGAGTCACTGATTACTCGAGCACGTAACTACTGTGCTGATGAGTTCATGCGTTCAGGTGATACGCATCTAATGTTCATCGACTCTGACATTGGATTCAATGCCAACGATGTAATTGCTCTCATGGCATTGCAATCTGAAAATCCAGATGATGACGAATATGACATCATTGCAGGTCCTTATCCTAAGAAGTGCATCAGCTGGGAAAAGATCAAGATGGCTGTTGACAAGGGATTTGCTGATGAAGATCCTAACCAACTTGAAAAGTATGTCGGTGACTACGTCTTCAATCCAGCTGGTGATAAGTCAGAGATTCCACTCGGTGAGCCAGTCGAGGTTCTAGAAGCTGGTACCGGATTCATGATGATCCGCCGTAATACTTTTGAGAAGTTCCAAGAAACATATCCTCAGCAGTTATATAAACCAGATCACGTTCGTACAGAGCATTTTGATGGTTCACGTTACATCATGGCGTTCTTTGACACTCCTATCGATGCAAAACGTGCACAGCTGGTACCTGAGCTTCAGGCGTTTATTGAAAAGAAACCAGATGCTACAAGCCAAGAACTGATTGAGTTCATTAAAGATGCAAAGAGCACTGCACGTGACCGTGGTGAATATTCAGAACGTTATCTGTCGGAAGACTATATGTTCTGTCAGTGGGTGCGTAATGCTGGCATGAAGGTTTGGTTCTGCCCGTGGATCCAGTTGCAACACGTTGGAATGTATGTGTTCGGCGGTTCGTTGGTCGATCTTGCTCAGATCGGAGCGTCAGCAACTGCTGATGTAGGTCAACTTAGAAAAGGCCAAAATCAAATTGCTAAAGCCGGTAAAGACGTTTCACAACTCAGCAAACTAAAAAGAAAGTAATCGTATGAGTATTACATATAATTCTGCTCATTGCGGTGACGTTGATATCTTAATGACTGAGGCAGAACCATCGTATATTCATGGATTGTTGCCAGACGATGGCACACTTGTTGAATGGGGATGTGGCGGTTCAACTGTTTACTTTCTTGATAACTTAAAAGACGATCAGTATTTGGTATCAATTGAGCACAATGAACAATGGTATAATAAGATTAGTGCTCTTATTGAGAATCATCCTAATATTGATCGCCACGTATTCCTTTACATTCCTTCAGAGGTTCCTAACCCACATTATGCACGACCTGAAGAAGATATGGGGTGTGGGTTGGCAGAATATATCTGCCCAGATCTTGACTTGATTAAAACTGCAAGTGTATTTCTTGTAGATGGTGTCGGACGCGGACCTACTGCAGCTTTTCTTTCTAAGATGGCTAAACAAGATGCCGATGTAATTATTCATGACTATCAAGGCCGTGAATTGTGGTATGGTTGGGCATCAAACTGTTTTGATCACCAGGTTTGTCCTGATGATATGACCTTGTGTCATATGTCTAATACAAAAATAAAGTAAAATAGTGATGTACACTTATCCGCAGTCGTGCTATACTGGTAAATGACTGCGGATAAGTCATTTTAACATGGAGATATATTATGAAGCTTAATACGAATACTACACAGATCCTCAAAAACTTCTCGTCGATCAATCAGAATATCATGATTAAACAAGGCAATCAAGTACGTACGATCTCGCCTACTAAGTCTGTTCTTGCTCGTGCATTCCTTAACCAAGAATTCGATGCAACATTTGCAATCTACGATCTTAGCCGATTCCTTGGCACCATCTCACTCTTCAATGAGCCCGAGCTGACCCTGAAGGATTCTTATGTTGAGATCGCCGAAGGTAACAACAAGTTCAAGTATGCATTCAGCGATCAATCACTGATTATGGTTGCTCCTGACAAAGAGATCGAACTGCCTAATCCTGAAGTTCGTTTCACACTGACTGAGGATGCTCTTGGTCGTGTGATGAAGGCATTGAGTGTCTCACAACTTCCTGACATTGCAGTAACCGGTATCGAAGGTCGCATCCTCTTGCAAGCTGTGGATACTAAAGGCGCAACTAACGATTCGTTCAGCGTTGAGGTCGGTGAGACCAATGCAAACTTCCGTATGGTATTCCGTTCGGACAATATCAAATTGATTCCAGGTAAGTATGACGTATCCATCTCGTCTAAAGGTCTAAGCCACTTCAAGGGCGAGACTGTTGAATACTGGATTGCTGTGGAGTCAAATTCAAAGTACGACGGTTAATTTTTGTTTGTGATGGAGATATATTATGCTTGAAGAATTCTTGTGGGTCGAAAAGTATCGTCCTAAAACTATTGCTGACACAATCCTGCCGACACACCTGAAGACGGTGTTCCAGCAGTTTGTCGATCAGAAGAATATCCCTAACCTCATCTTGTCTGGTTCTGCTGGCGTCGGTAAGACGACAGTTGCTAAGGCTATGTGTGAGGAACTAGGGTGTGACTATATCGTTATCAACGGTTCTATGAACGGTGGTATCGATACCTTGCGGAATGACATTGCTCGTTTCGCCTCCTCCATCTCACTCGCTGGTGGCCGTAAGTATGTTATCCTCGATGAGGCTGACTATCTTAACGCACAGTCTACCCAACCGGCTCTTCGCAACTTTATGGAAGAGTTCTCGGCTAACTGTGGTTTCATCCTGACCTGCAACTTCAAGGATCGTATCATCGAGCCGTTGCAGTCACGATGCTCGGTCATCAACTTTAAGATCTCTAAGGCAGAGATGGCAACCCTCGCAGCTCAGTTCATGAAGCGTGTGGTTGTTATTCTTGAGAAGGAGAACGTTCCGTTCGAGAAGGCGGTTGTTGCTCAGGTTCTGACCAAGCACTTCCCTGATTGGCGTCGCGTTCTCAATGAACTCCAGCAGTATTCTGCTACTGGAAATATTGACTCTGGTATCCTATCAAACTTCTCTGACAATGCACTTGCTAAACTTATATCATACCTGAAGGACCGAAACTTCAGTGCGATGCGTAAGTGGGTTGCAGAGTCGGACATGGATACCACCGAGTTCTTCCGTGCCTTCTTTGACAAGGCGGAGGACTATATAAAGCCTGACTCCATACCGGTATTAGTCCTCCACCTTGCAAAGTATCAGTATCAAAATGCATTTGCGGCTGATCCTGAAATCAATCTGACTGCTTGTCTCACCGAAGTCATGGCGGACTGCGAGTTCCTATGACTTGGTTGTCACGGTCAAAACGTTGTTCCGTGTGTGATGAGAAGTATCACAAGAGTGTACCATTCCATGAAATGCGGCTAAGTACCGATGATGGAGTGGTCTCTCTTGAGATTTGTGAGAAATGTGCAGACTTCTTTGATAAGTCTGCCGAAGTGATTATGAAGGGCAGACAGCAGGATGACACCGTTTGATTTTGTAAATAGTATCAATTCCACCAAGAAGAACCTGATGAGAGGCACTGAGAACGATCAGCTTGCCGAGAAGTCATACAGCGCATTCATTACTAATAAGTCACTATCCTACTTTGCTGACACCATTCAGCTTGCCAACATGATGAACTGCAATCATGGACTGGACAATAAGTTACAATATTCGTTTCTAATAAATATTGTACGGCCCAGTAAGCGGTATTCGAAATGGGTGAAGAAAGATAAGGATAGTGATTTAGAACTGGTAATGTCTTACTACGGCTATAACCGTCAAAAGGCCAAAGCCGCAATTAAGTTACTTTCCCCGGATCAAATGAAAACAATAAAAAATAAACTTGATAAGGGTGGAGTTAGAAATGAACGTAGTCGATAGTTTAATCGAAATAAAACTGGGTGAGGAAGACGATTTCCTGAAGGTCCGTGAGACGCTGACACGCATCGGTGTTGCATCACGAAAAGATAAAACCTTGTACCAATCATGCCATATCCTGCACAAGCAGGGCAAATATTACATAGTCCACTTCAAAGAGTTGTTTGCTCTGGACGGTAAACCATCAAACTTCTCGGATGAGGATAAGGGGCGCAGAAATGCCATCACGAATCTTCTGGTCGACTGGGGTCTGATTAAGTTGGCTGAGGAAGGTTCAACCGATGATCCTCTGACACCTATGAATCAGATTAAGATCCTTCCGTTCAAGGAGAAGGATGAGTGGAACCTTGTGACTAAATATAATATCGGTCGCAAAAAATAGATGTACAAATATTGATAGCCATGGTAGAGTGGTCTTCCAACTAAGGAAAGAAACTCAATCATGGCTATTTTTTATGACTCCGGAAACGCAAAAAACTCCGACTTCAATCCATCATTTTTAAACCGGCTCAACCCAAATTCACAATGGGCTAAACACTCGTACAATCATTTTGTCCTTCAACACATCGCCAAAACTACCGAAGATTTCCGCGAACGCGCCGACGCTCGGAATGAACTTGCGATCGCCGAACGTAAAATGAAATTCTGGGAACGTCAACCCGGCTTTTCAGAAGCCGATGGCCAATACTGGCGAAAAGAAATCTTCAAATACTAATCAAAAAATGCGCTCGGATTGATTCTGGGCGCATTATTTTGTGTACATTAATTCAAAACTGTATATAATGGTTATATCAAATGTGAATAAGGAATTATATTATGCTTACTCTTACTGATATCAATACCGCAACCAATAGCCGTGATGGTGACCTCTATTCAGATCTTCACAAAGATGTGTACGGGTTCCGTCCGCGCGGTGTGTCGTTTGCTTCAACTGAAGAGTTTGATGCTGACTTTGATCGTCTTTCAGAGAAGCTTGACAAGCAAATTCAAGAAGAGGCTGTAACCCAGCAAAACAATTTTTATGAGTTTGTTTGCCAGGTTGATGACATGCAGAAGGTAATGAATAACTGCACACGTGAACGTGCAATCGAGCACATTGCTTTCGGTGAAGGTATCAGCAAGAAAGAATTTGACTTCTATGGTCTTGAGATACTCGAGAATAGACTCAACCTCAAGTTCGGTTCAATCGCTAAATGGCTTTCGGAGTAATTGATATGAACATCACTATTGAACAAATCGAATCGTCGTATCCTGTACGTAAATCTAATGGATACTCAGATGTCAAGGCGTACTGGGTACCTATGCGGTTCTACGAGGATGTTCGTGAAACATATAAAGATGCAGGTATCAAGATACGATCACGGTTTCGTGGTTCACGTATAAAATCAGTAGGTCGTAAGATGCCACGTTTGGATGGAACTACCTATCGTCGTACCCGCAATCAGGCAAACCAAGACTGTCTAATGGCTGATGCAACGCATTTTACGGTGTATGGCCGCAAATAGTTATGTACAATTAAGTCATAATAGGTTATATTGGCATATATAGAATATGGAGAATGATTATGCAAATAGAAATGTTTTCGTTACCGACACTAAGTGATGGTGTATTGGCTGTTGAACAGAAGTTCTGTGAGGTTTATAGTGCATACCGTAATGGTGAAACACTTAATCCAGAAGTTCTTGACTGGATGGATACGGCTAACACGTGGTTGATGGAGTCGAAGTAATGGTTAAAGAGGCAAAAGGCGGTGCATTTGCACCCACCGATATTCCCATTATCAAGCGGGCATTGCACTCTTATCTACTCGACCTTATGCGAGTAGAGGGATATAGTGAACGCCGACCTCATCCAGATGTGGCTGTTATCTCAAACCTACTTCACCGATTGGGCCGTATTGCCTAATAGTTAATGCGCCGTTAGCTCATCTGGATAGAGCGCGAGACTTCTAATCTTGAGGCAGCAGGTTCGAGTCCTGCACGGCGCACCATACTCCCGTAGCTCAACGGTCAGAGCTGGCCGCTCATAACGGCTAGGTTGGGGGTTCGATTCCCTCCGGGAGTACCAGTTTTTTATTATGGAGAATTGTTATGTTTAAGAAAATTCCTTACGGTGTAAAAGTACGTGTTCGTGGTAATGAGAAGGATGGATTTGTGGCAGAGTATGCGCTTCACTGTACACGCTTCACACCGTTTTTCGATACTTGGTCGCTTATAAGTCACTATACGCACACTCCATATATGAAGCAAGACACCTTTCCAACTTTCGAGCTTGCAAAGGAAGCTGCGATGGCACAGTATGATAGTTGGATTAGTTTCTATAAGCGCGATGAAGAAACAAAACGGATTGCAAAAGCACAACGCAAGGTTGTTTGGAAGCATCCATAATTAATGTCACGGTGGCAGAGTGGTCCAATGCAACGGATTGCAAATCCGTAAAGCCGCGGGTTCGAATCCCGCCCGTGACTCCATTTTTGAGTACGTAATATGATTGAAGAAGCAAAGCAGGCGATTCTAGAT